AATGAATCACAAAAATATAGAATTAATGATAAATTTGATTTTGATTTACATTTTTATACTAAATTATTAGCAACAAAATCAGAATAAATGCAAGTAAATTTTAAAATTAATCAAAATGATTTAATGAAGTTGTCTAAAAAATTAGATAATATGCGGGCGTTTGAATCAAAAAAAGTTTCGAGCGAGTTAGGGAAAACAGCATTGGAAATTGTACGTTTAGCAAAAAGAGCGGCACCTGTTGATAATGGAGCTTTAAGACAATCGATCAGTTCACAAAGAAGCGGTAAAAGTGTGAATGTAATAGCGGCGGCTAAATATGCGCCTTATGTTGAATTTGGAACCGGTAGATTTGTTTCATTAGATGACATGAAGGAATTGGGCATTCCAGATAGTTATGCCGCACAATTTAAAGGCAAAGGAATAAAAGAAGTTAATTTACCGGCGCGGCCATTTTTTTTTAGTTCAGCTCGTATTGGTTTGAATAATTTATATAAACGTCTTAATGACGAAATAAAAAAAACAACTAAATAATGTTAGAAGCGATCCATTTTGTACGAAAAGCGATAATTGATAAATTGAACGATAATGTTTTAATTAATGGTTCAGTAGTTCCGATTTATAACCGGGTGCCAATTAACGCAATTTACCCATTTATACGGGTTTATTCCGTATCAAATGACGAAACGGACCAAAATCAAACATCATTCACAATGCAAACAATTACACGAATAGAATGTGTTACACGTTATGCAAGTGATGACGGCGGGGAATTAGACTGTAATTTAATTGTATCGCAATGTCTGGAACAGTTGAGAACACGATCAGCAAATTATATTGATTTAACCGCAAATGGTTTTAAAGTTTATACAAGTGTAAATGAAGGCGTCAAATATTTACAAGATGATTTAAAGGACTTTACATATTTTCGTGGGGTTATAGAATTATCAAACAAAATAGAACAAATAAATGCAATAGGTGGTTTACAATCAGAATTGCAAAATGAATTACAATCTTAAAAATTAAGCAATGGCAAAAATAACTTTCACAAATAAAATTGATAATCAAACTTCGGCTTTACCAGCAATTAACAAAGTAACGGCAAACGATTTAAACGAAATAAAAACATCAGTTAATGACATTTACGATAAATTAGGCGGTTTTGCATTTTATGAAGACGCAACAACGGCAGTAACACCGATTAATATTGTGGGTGATACATGGACTAATTTAACAAATGATAAAGCCGGATCCGGTACATTAACAACTTATAAACCGTCTTATATTAGTGGTGATTTATGGGACACTGCAACAAATACCATTGATTTGGACGAAGTGCCAAATGGCAAAATTATAATTGTTAGAACGGATTTTGAATATACGCCAGGCTCATCAAATCAACATGTTGACGCGCGTTTATATTTTCCGGACATTTCAAAAGAATTGCATTTTTTACATTCAGATACCGGATCACAACATGAAGAACATCATTTTGTTAATACAATGCAATTTTATAGCGATTCAAATATTCAAACATCAGACGTTAAAATACAATTTTTGTCAAGTGGAAATGGAACGTTAAAAGTTAATGGATTTTTAATAACAATTTTAAGTTTTTAAAAAAATGAATGATTTTAAACTATATATTTTTAACGCTTTTTCTTTTATGATTTCATTTACCGAAATAGACGAAATTTTAAAAATAATATTGTTACTTATTACAATTGGTTACACCGCTCAAAGGTGGTATTACTTAAATAAAAAGAAAAATAATTAAATTTATATTTAATAATGCCGGATATAAACGAAAACACAAAATTCAAAATAGATGTTAAAACCATTGTTGCTATTTGCATGGGTATTTTATCTATTGCCGGCGTTTATTTTACCTTAATTGCCGAAATACAACAATTACATATAACAGTATTACGCATGGAATCGGAATTGGATATGAATAGTGAATTTCGTATTAAATGGCCGCGTGGTGAATTAGGATCGTTACCAGATGACGCCGAACAAAACATGCGATTATTATATTTAGAAAAATACCAGGAAAAAGCTATATTAGATTTGGAAGGTTTAAAATTAAAGGTTAAAGAATTAGAAGGTTGTTTAAATAAATAATAATGGAAAAAATAAGCGAACATATAAGCTATAAAGAGGGCATTTTTTCAGCTACTGCAACGAGGTTAGGTATAGACAACAAACCAAGCGACTATGAACTTAAAAATATGGAAATTATCGCGCAAAATATTTTTGAACCATTACGCAAATGGGTTGGCGGACCAATTAAAATAAATTCATTTTTTAGAAGTAAAGAATTAAATAAAAAAATTGGTGGAAGTAAGACATCACAACATTGTGAGGGTAGAGCAATTGACATAGATGATGTTTACGGCCACAAGACAAACGCCGAAATGTTTGAGTATATAAAAGAAAATTTAGACTTCGATCAGCTTATATGGGAGTTTGGAACAGCCGAAAATCCAGAATGGGTACATGTTAGTTATATATCACAACAAGGCAACAGAAACAGAATATTAAAAGCAAAAAGAATTAACGGTAAGACTACCTATATACACATATAAAATGCCAAATAAAAAGAAATTTAAAGATACAAAAGTCGGTCAATTTATTTTAAAAAAAATACCTGGATTTGTTGGCGATGTTTTACCGGACAAAGGTGTTTTAGGGGTTGTTAAAAATCTAATTGATAATGAACCGGAATTAACGCCGGAACAAAAAAAAGAGTTAAACAAAGAATTAATCGATTTTTATAAATTAGAAGTTGCCGATCGCGATTCCGCGAGAAGTAGAGAAGTAGAAAAAGCAAAAACCGGTGGATTTGATTTAATGTTTAATTTAACCGGTATTATTGGACTTGCTGCATTTGCTTTTATTATTTATGCCATTGTTTATTTACAAATACCGGAATCAAATAAAGAAGTATGGATTCATTTAATTGGCATTTGTGAAGGTATTGTATTATCAATTTTTGGTTATTTTTACGGTTCAGCCGTTAGAAAAAATAAATAATTATGGCAAAATTACAAATCAATATAAAAGAGTTTGAAAGCGTTAAAATAAAACGCAAGGGCGTACACTCAAAAAATAAAACTTCGGTCATTAAAACGTCTAAAAACTACAAAAAAAAATATAGAGGTCAAGGCCGTTAAATATAATTTTTAAATTTTGTATTTTTGCTAAAATCATTTTTATATGGCATTAGCAGACGAAGCAAATTTATTATTAATTCCAAGCGGCTACAAATCCGGCAAACTTTATTCAGTATTTCCAGCAAACGGCGATGGCGATTTTGACTTTACAAGGGGTTCAAGTGCCACAAGGGTAAACAAAGATGGTATAATTGAAACAGTAGACACGAATGTACCAAGATTAGATTACCCATTAATAGATGGTGTAGTACAAGAATGTCCATCTTTACTTTTAGAACCTCAAAGGACAAATACTTTTTTAAATAGTGAGCCTACAACAGATGAGGGCGCAACAGGTGGTGTAACGTATGAGAGTTATAATTGGCAAAATGGTTTAAGCAATGCGGTTAGATTTACCTATGGTGCCACATCTTATAGATACGGTGCAACAGCAACAGCCTCTACTGTAACAGTTGTTTCTTTTTTTGTGAAAATGGATGATTTAAGTGAGCCATCAATCGGTGGTAATGTAATTAATGATTTTGCTTTACTTATAGCAGGAGTAGTACCTACAAATAATCAAAAAAAACACGTTGGCAATAATATATGGCGTGTTTGGGGAACACTTACAACAGGAACAACAGGTTTAACAAATAATGGTGTTTTAAAATATAGTTTTCAAACAACTAAAAGCTTTGTATGTACAGGCTTTCAACTTGAATCAGGAAGCTACCCTACAAGCTACATATCTACAACAGGCAGTGCTGTAACAAGGTTGGCAGATGTTTCTAAAAAAGAAAATTTTGCAGATATGCCGACAGATTACCCGTTTACAGTTTATTCAAATAACAAGGTAGATTTAATAAATAGCAACCAATGGGCGTGGTCTATTTTAGATGTTTCAAGTGCTGTTAAATATATTGGTTTAGCCTTTACAAATAGCGGTTATATACAATTGCATAGACGAAATTCAAATAATGACGTAGATAGTATAGCTACTACTGTAACACAAGGTGAAAATTTTAAATTTGCTATAACATTTTTGAGTGATACATCTTATAAATATTCTATAAATGGCAGTTCAACCGTTACTGTTACAGGTGGTGCGATTGTTGATTTTGATTTTAATGACATTTTAATAGGTCAGCAAAGAGTTGTAGCGGACACTGGATATAGAGATTCTTTAAATAGATTTATGATATTGAATAAGAATATAACAGATAGCGAATTAACAGAATTAACATCTTAAACAAATGAAACTATTTAAAAAATACGAATTTGACAGTCAAGAACAAGCAGAAGCTAAAATTGACGCTTTGCCAAGTCAATTTGTAGACGATATTACATATACCGCACATAATCACGCTATTGTAAAGTTAGGTAATATTGTAATTGAACAAGGGCAATATGATGACGAGTTAAACGAAATTAAAGCGCCGATATTGTCAAACAAATATAGCGTTGATGTTTTATGGGACGAATTAAGCGAAAGTCCTATAAATTGGATTGAACATGAAATAATTTGCGAAGGTAATGGCGTTCATACATTTTTAGGTATTAATTATTGCAAATAATAATAAAATAAATAATTTGTATATTTACAAAAAAATTAATAAACTTTAAAATAAAAAAATATGGCTACTACGGGAGTTTTTAACGGAACTAATTTAATTCTAACTATTGAAGGTAATACGGTTGGGCATACAACAAGTTGCTCAATGTCTTTGTCAATGGATACACCAGAAGCGACAACAAAAGATTCAAACGGATTTTCAGAATATATCGGTGGTGTAAAAGGCGGCGAAATATCATTTGAAGGTTTAATTGCTTATGATGATTCAGCAAACGCGATTGAATTTGCGGATTATTTATTAGCAAGAACTAAATTAACATGTGTATTTGGCACCGCCGAAACGGGCGACGCGATCTATACAGCAGAAGGATTTTTAACAAGTGTTGAAATGTCAGCAGAAATGGAAGCGGCAGTTACCTATTCTGGATCAATCACATTAACCGGTGCTATAACCAAATCCACAAATTAAAATAAAATAAAAGTTTATTATTTAGCCGCCGTCATATATTTGGCGGCGGTTTTTTAATTTATTAACAACAAACAAAAATAAAAATGGCAAACAAAAACAAAGGCTATATTGACATCAATATAGGTGGCAAAAAAAGAACACTACATTTTTCAATGAATTTCTGGTCCGAATTTACGGAACAGTTAAATATTTCACTTCAAGATATAGGCGACATTTTTTCAAACGGCATTAGTTTAAAAGGTTTAAGGGCATTAATTTATTCGGCAATTTTGGCAAACGATCAAGAGCAAGGAAATAAAGTTGATTATACTATTTATAGCGTTGGCTCATGGTTAGATGATTTAGAAGCCGAATCGATTAATGAAATTGTCAATGTAATGTTAGAATCTAAAATTTTAGGTAATAATTTAAACAACGAAGCCAAAACACCGGGAAAGGCGAAGCCGTCAAAGAATTAAGTTTTGAAAGTTTAACCGATTATTATATTGGTTTAATTGGTATAAATCCGGGCGATTTTTGGCGGCAAACGTGGCGTGAAAACGCCTTATTAGCCGAATATTATCACAACAATATAAATCTACAATGGGAACAAACGCGATATTTGGCAACCATGATTCACAATGTAAATTGTCAGAAAAAATCGCAAATGATAAAACCAGAACAATTATTTCAATTGCCAGTGGATAAAAAAAGAAAATTAGAACGTTCAAAGCCAAAATCAACGCGTGAACAAATGGAAGCATTTAACTTAAAATATCAATCAATGACAAAGAAAATGACGCTAAAATAAAAGCGTCTTTTTTTTTGTATTTTTGTTTAAAATAATTTTTTATGGCAGAATCAAATTTACAAATAAATATTACCGGCGATTCGTCAAAATTAAGCAATGCTTTAAGTTCGGCAACCTCACAATTAAGTTCTTTTGGATCTAAAATGCAAGGTATCGGAAAATCTTTGTCAACAAAATTAACTTTGCCATTGGTTGCGGCTGGAACGGCTGCAACAAAAATGGCTTTTGATTTTAACAAGTCAATGACGCAAATTGAATCCCTTGTTGGTGTAGCTTCGGACGAAGTTACAAAAATGGGTGAAGCGGCTAAAAAAATGGCTATTGATACCGGTAAAAGTGCAAATGAAGCAGCCGAAGCATTATTTTTTATAACATCAGCGGGATTAAGGGGTTCAGCGGCAACCGATACATTGAATGCGTCTTTAAAGGCTGCGGCAGTTGGATTAGGTGAAACAAAAACAATTGCGGATTTGGCAACTTCGGCCATGAATGGTTATGCAAACGAAGGTTTAACGGCTACACAAGCAACCGACATATTAGTTGCGGCGGTTCGTGAAGGTAAACTGGAAGCTTCACAATTAGCGGCGTCAATGGGTGGTGTGATTCCGATCGCTTCAAATATGGGAGTAGGATTTAATGAAGTTGGTGCGGCATTAGCTGCAATGTCGAGAACAGGAACAAATGCGGCGGAAGGTGCAACACAATTGAACGCTATTTTAATGTCAATTAAAAAGCCTACGGATCAAAGCGCCGAAGCGATGTTATCATTAGGTACATCACAACAAGAATTAACAAAATCATTAGCCGAAAAGGGTTTAATGCCTACATTATTAGATTTATCAGCGCGATTACAAGCTACTGGAATGGACGCTTCGGCAATATTTCCAAATATTCGAGCTTTAAAGGGTGTGATGGATTTAACCGGTTCGGGAGTTGCGGACAATGTGAAAATTTTTGACGCCTTAAATAATACAATGGGTGCGACAGACGAAGCATTTAAAAAAACGTCAAAATCGGCCTCGTTCCAAATGACGCAAGGACTTAATGCAATGAAGTCATCTTTATTGGCGGTTGGTGATGTTATTTTAAAAGCAGTTGCACCAGCAGTTCAAAAAATAGGTTTATTTTTTACGAGTTTATCAGAAAAATTTGCGGCATTAAGTCCGACAACACAAAAAATAATTATTGCATTTGGTGGCATTGTTGCTGCATTAGGTCCGGTAATTGCTATAATCGGAACGCTTATAACCATGGCACCCACAATTGGAGCGGCAATTGCTTTAATGACTGGTCCTATTGGTTTAGTTGTGGCGGGTTTAACGGCGGTATCGGTTGTTATTTATAAAAATTGGGCGGGAATAAAAAATGCTTTGATAAAAATAGGTAATTATTTTATAGAATTATATAATAATTCATTGCCTATTAGATTAGCAGTTGACGGAATTATAATGAGTTTTAAAAATTTGGTTGCGGTTGCTAAATTTGTTTTTTCGACATTGTCAACAATAGTTAAATTGTTTGGGCAAAATATATCAACTATTTTTGGGAGTGCGGCGGATTTAATACAAGGTATTTTCACTTTTGATATAGGTAAAATTAAAAGCGGTTTTAGTGGTTTGGCAAATGGTTTAAAACAAAATTTTACAAATGCTTTTGAAAGTATAAAAACAGAAGCTGTAAATTTAGGATCAAACGTTGCCGATAATTTTAATCAAGCATTAAAATCAAAAAAAATAGATCCGATTACAATACCAATTGTTACACAAGGTAATGGCGGAACAGACGAGGCAGTTTCAACAGATGAAATGATACAAAGCCATATAGACGCAAATAATCAAATTGTTGCAAACGATATATTAACGGCACAACAAAGAAAGGAAGTTAAAGCCTCTAATGTTATGGAAATGCAAGGTTTAGACATGGCGCAAAAAGAACAACAAATAACTTCAGATATTGAATTTAACACACTACAAGCCGATACGGAAACAGCAAATTATGAGGAAAAAAAGGCGCGTTTTTTAGGGTTTATGATGGAACAGCAGACAGCGGCTCAATTAATGCAAAAAATCGGAAGTCAAATTGATTCGTCATTTGGTATGATTGGTAATTCTATTACAAACATGTTCGGCGGTGCGGAATCCGCAACGGGTGCATTTATAGGTACATTAGCAAAAGACGCTTTAAAAATTATAGGGCATAACTTATCAATATCAATGACGAATGGTATTACTGGAGCAACGGAATCAGCAAAATCATTCGGACCGGCAGCGGCTTTTGTTTTACCGGCATTAATAGCTGGTGCAACCGCTTTAATTGGTAGTCAGTTTTCCAAATTTGCCGACGGTGGCATTGTTTCTGGTCCGACAATGGGATTAGTTGGCGAATATCCAGGTGCAAGGTCAAATCCAGAAGTTATTGCTCCGTTAAATAAATTACAAGGAATGATCGGCGGTAATGGTGGAACATCAAATGTTAATGTTACTGGATCAGTTAGAGTTGACGGTCAAGATTTGCTTATTGCGTTTGAACGGGCAAATGAAACAGCGGGAAGAATTTACTAAAAAATAATTATGGCATACGGGGTAAAATATCAATTAATTTTTTCCGACGTTTTAGGATTTGGAAAAAAAGTTGAAATATTAAAAAAAGATTATACCGGTGATATTTTACCTATGATTGGTGGAGCGGAACCGGTTAAAATTAAGTGGAAAACAAAAGACGATTTTTATACGCCATTATTAGGTTCACAATGTACTTTAAATTTAATGGTAACAGATAATGTACAGTATGACGATTTTTATAAATTTGATGAGCGAGAATATCAAATTAAAGTTTCATATTCAAAAAGCATTCCAGAAAGTTATGCCGATCGCGTTGTATTAGACGGTGGATATTATGAATCGTTAGATTGCATTAGTAATGCTATAAGTCAATTTTATACGGATTCAACATATTATAATTATAGGGTAAATAATGACGGCGGAATAGTCGAATCATTAAATTGTGTTAAACAAGCTATAAGCGATAATACACATCATATATGGGGTGATTATTGGATTGGTTATTTGGTTGTAGATAGGTACAAAGAAACATTAAATTCATTTCCTTATTCAATAACTTTAAACGCATTCGACGGTTTAGGAACTTTAAATAATTATGAAGCGCCATTATCAGCCGATGACGATCAAGATAGCGGAAATACAACGTCAGATA